TGGTATATCCAATCTTAATTCAATTACATCGCCAGATTTTAAAGTATCGTTTACACCTATAACCCCTTTGTTGCTTTTTGCTCCAACTGCCATGGCTATTTCTTTAGGGGTAGGTAAAGTGTTAATCATTTCTTGAAATTGTGATACTGTATATTTACTTTCTTCTAATGGATAAGCCTTTTTTAATGCGCTTTGAAAACTTTCAATACGCTGTTCCATGGGTATGGATTCATTTGCTAAATTGAAAGATGCATCTTCGAGTTCTTTGTTTCTTAAAAGTTTTGCGCCTTGTCTACCAGCTCTCCATTCTTTCATACCCTCATCAGTAATATTAAGAGCATCAAAAGTATCTTTATCTGGTGCTGATCTTTTTATATTGATGGGTTTAGTGCTTTGTAATTTTTCTGGGTTAAATATTTGATATACAGTATCACTGCCAGCATCTTCATATTTAACTCCATCATATCCCATTTGTATTAGCTGATCGTTAAAATATTTATCAGCTTCATCATAACCAGCTAATTTTAAATTATTTTCATCAATCATTTTTTTTACAACTCGCTTACTTCCTGTTGCTCCTTCATAACCACCTGTGACTTTCTCAAGATCATCAGAGAACCAAATAGATCCATCTGCTGATTTGTTTACATCAAAAACTTCAAAATTTTCATCTGTCGAATGATAAATAGTTTTTTTAGAACTAGGCTCTCCGCTAAGACTTTCTAATCCTTTTTTTATTCTCTTAACATTTTTTGTTCCAGCAACAATCAAAGGTAACGCTGCTTTCAATCCTAGAGCTGGATTAATTGCTGCTGTTGATAAATAACCAGCAGTGGAAGCTCCTGATTGTGGATCACCACCCAATAAACTTTGTATATATTCTGAAGTGCCAAAGCGATCTTCATATGGATTTTCACCCATAGCGCCAAGGAAGGAAGGTAAAAAATCTTCACCTTGTTCAACTTGAGCTTGAGCTTTGTTTAAGTCTGCAAGAAGATTTATTGTATCAGCTGGCACTCCAGCCACAGCAGATGGTATACCTTTATAAAAATCAGGATCAGCAAGTGGCAGATTTTCTCCTGTACTGGCTAGTCTTTTGATTACTGATGGATGTACTGATGCGACCATGCCAAAAGTGTACCATGAAGTTTAATCTATTTTAAATTTCTTTTGGATCCATTTAATGCCAGCGTAAATAGTCAAACCATAGATTGCGAAAAGAGATAGGGATCCAAATACAATAAAATAATCTGATGGATAAAGATAGATTAAACCAAACAATCCATCTACAACTGCTTCGGCATCACCAATGGGTGCTGAATTAATGTCGCTGTCCATAGTAATTCCAATTTTTTTTCAGAACATCAAGCCACTGATCCAATGAAAGCACTGCTACACTATCATTATCTTTTTCCCATTCAGGATTTATGGCATAGATAGGTACTACCACGCGAGTTGGTACACGATTAAATTTGAATACTAGGATAGGAATCCTACCATTGGCGGATTCACACACTTGAGTCCACCAATCTTTTTTATACCAGTTACCTTGCTTGTAATGTTTACACTCGATTGCATGATTGGGGATAGCAATATCACACATACCTTTCTCTTGGTATTGATCAAGGTTGCGTTTGCATGAATACTCAAAATTATTTTGCACAAAAAATTCGTTCAGGATTCCTACGACCTGTCTCTCATAGCTTGCGCCTTTAGTTCTGCTGTTAATCATGTCTGGGTAATCATAGTATCAATAGGGTTCCTTTGTAAAATTTTACGTATAATTTTTTTCATGAAAATTTTTGGTGATTTTCTGTACCTAACTTAGCTATAGCTATAACTATATCCGACGTGTGGTTTTAGGGGGTGTAGGGGGGTAACTTTAATCTAATACAGGTAAAATGTGGAACCCATAGGGTTCCTCTGAACCAGATAAAAAACCTTTTGCCTAGCTCTGCACAGGACTCTACACAATCTTGCACAGAGTTATATACATCAATACACACATAAGTTATTGATTTGCTTAGATTTTTTTTGTTTTGGGCGATTTTTCCCAGATTCTCAACCCCAGCTAAGGGCGAGGGCGATTGCTAAGTTTTTTGTTTACAAATCTTTTGTTGAGTAAGTTTCGATGTCAGCGTTAAATAGTTTACCCAATCGTTCCTTGATATCATCCTGATTCATGCTCTCAATGTTAGCATTGATGTTGATATTCTGGGATCTATTCACAGACAATCCACCCAGTTGATTCAGCTCTTTGATAGCTGAGACTGATGCATTAAATTGTCCAGCTTCGAATGCATCTTCCGCAATTTTCCACAGCATCGTTCCAGTTTTTGCTGGAGTGATTGCATATTTCTCAGCCAACTCATCTCGTTTGATCTTTACTGCTTTGGTTACATTAGGAAAGTCTTTACCATTGAGCATCTTGTTAGCTGATACTGCTGGAAATTCATAGCCAGCTCTCCTCGCTGCTTCTGTTTGTGAACATGTTCCTTCAGTGTAATACCAAACAAATCCTGACTGCATCTTAGTCAAACCAAGTTCTTTATCTTCCTCAAATTGATTAGGCACAGCTGACAGACTTTTCTTTTCTTTCTTAGCCATTACATTCTTCTCTTAATCTCGTAATAAAATGGATCTCGACACTTGAGCTCATAATAGTTCTTCTGCTTATCCAAACCAACAATTCGTTTGTTGTTTATCCTCTTGATCTTACTCAATGATATCGTCATGTAATGTTTACCATTAGAGAATAGTTTGTCACCATCTAGGAAAATAGTTATGTGATATTCTCTCACAAATAGTTTCCTGTAAATTAGTCTGAAGAATCTCACGATCTGAGCTTTCGTAATCATTAAACCTCTATACAATTTCTTAGCATACTTTATCATCTTTTCTCCCAGATCGTATTCTTTCGCCACTCATCATTCACGATAATAAATGTTTTTTCTTTTGGATATAGTTTAACAAATAACCTAGCACCCTGAATAGGTGTTAGTAATTTCTCATTAAAGATTTCTCTTTCATCATCGTTCATCTCTTTCCATATTCTATAATTTTCCATTCTTGTCTTTTCACTATCATATTTAAATTGTTCCATTTCCTCTCCTAATTAACCAACAGTGTATAAGGGTGCAGTGTGTACCATCTTTCTATATATATATGTTATAACCCCTATAAATGCCACTTATACTGTTTATACTATATATTATTATTATAATAAAAGAATATACCTAACACTATCTATAGCATAAAAGCCTTATAAATCAATATTATTACCACAGTGCACCATACAGTGTACCTTACCTTATTTTTAGCATGACACACTACTTTTTCACCACATATCCCATGAAATTATAGCTTTGCCATACTTTCGATACTTGACCAAGAGCTTTTAATTCATCTTGTAATTCCATTTCAGTCTTACAGAACATCGAATTAGATAGCTCTAAATCTTTATTTAATATTTGTTCTTCAGTAAATCCCTTGCGTTTTTCTTGTATATGTAATCGATGTATCGACTGTTGCAGATGCGGATCATTCAGATAAACCTTCTCAGCTATTAATAGTATGCTCCCTTGCTCAATCATATCTTTCATTATTGCCAACAGCCTTCGTCTTTTTGTGTGTCCACAGAATTGCAAAAAGAACATGCTTATCATTACTGACACATTGTCATGATTATTCAACTCATGTTGCACAAAGTAATCTTCTGGATCACCTTGGAAGAAAGTGAATTCTTTCTTGCGACCTTTCATATCAACTTCGTCTATACCTATATAATTACACCCATCGATCCTATTGAGCGAGGTCAGGAACCGCCCTGTAGAGCACCCAAGATCAACCACTGTTGACTCTGGCTGTGCATACTCATGTGCTATTTGCCTGAAGATTACATCTAATGTTGAGAGATTAGGTATAGAAAGCTCTATATGTTCATCAAAGTCTTTAATTTTATTGAAGTCAAATTTCATTGTTGTGTACCATGTTTATCCTTGTGCCTAACCATTCCATGACATTAATTGACATTGCTCGACCAACAGCTTCATAACGCTTAGATTGCGGTGCTTCTTCTTTAGGCTTATCACGATAAGGTATCTGGGTGTAATTATCTGGAAAACCCTGTAATCGCTCCGCTTCTATCACTGTTAATCTCCTTATCTTTTGCTCTGTCATAACACATGGCTGACGATTACCGCCTGTCATGGCATTCAATGTAGGACTAATACCATCTTTGACTACTCTAGCATGTCCATCTGGTGTGTTGGGTTCAAAACACATAACTGCGTATCTATCACTTGCAGTCAGCGAATACATAGCACCATCAGACTTAAATCCTGAGCCATTCTGCTTAGTATGACCTGTTTGCAAAGCAATAGGATTTTCAATGCATATCATAGAATTTTCTGGTGGTGAGAATCTACCGCCAGCTGGGATAGTGCCACATGCTTCTGCTTCATCAGTAAATGTACCTTTATAATCTAATTTTCTATAAAACTCTCGATGCACATCTTTAAGCTCGCTGGGATCTTCGCTCCTTTTTCCTCTGCACGGTCTAGGATTCGTTGACATTGCTTCTTGGTCAAATAAAACTTTTGCGCTACTTTTCCAATCTCCAAGACATCCGACAACGAAGACACGTCTTCTTCTTTGAGGGATTGCCCTTGGAAATCGTTGTGTTCTGATGTACTGAGTGTCAAGAACCCTGTAGGCGAACCCATACCCGCATTCTGCCAATGCTCCAAGGAAGGTTCCAAGATCTTTTCCTTCGTTACTAGACAAGACACCGGGGACATTCTCCCAGAGTATCCATTTCGGCTTAATCCTTTCAGCCAAGCGAATAAACTCAAGTGCGAGGTTCCCTCTATCTTCTCCCATTCCTTTCCTAAGTCCAGCAATTGAGAAGGTAGCACATGGTGTTCCTCCAACAAGGATGTCTGGAGTGGCTCGCAAGTCTGATCTTTCGATTTGTGTGAAATCCCCATAATTTTTTACCTCTGGATAATGATAGTTAAGCACAGCTGACCTGAATGGATCAATCTCTGATAATCCAAGACATTCGAAACCAAGTGGATGCCATGCAACTCCCACTGATTCTATCCCACTACATATCGAAAGATATTTCACTGGTTTTCCTTCTCATTACCCAATCTCGACATATATCCATAATCCTACTTCTAGCTTTAAAGTTTATCTGCTCATCATCTAACAAATATTCAAATACATTATTTATTTTTGATTCTAGCTGTAGATTAGCGTGTTTTTTTACTTTTCCAACTAAAGAAAATTCTTTTTCAAAAGCTAACCTTACAGGATATTTTTGTTGTGGTTTATTAAGTTCTTGCCAGCTCTTGTTTACAAAATAATTTTTCGTTTCATCGCATAGATATGGACAAATGAATTCTTTGCCATATATTTTTGCTAAATTATTATGTTTGTCATAACCAGCTTTGTTTTCATCTTTAAAATAATCATCTCTAAACTGATTTAATAGCTCAAGAGTTTGACTGTAGTTAATAACAGCTTTCTTTGATAAACCAAAATAACCATCAGCTGCCCATCCTGATAAAACATATTTTTCTTTTATCTGTGGGTACACATAAATGAAAGGGTAAATACATTCAAAATGTGTTTTCTTCTCGCAATCATATTGATCTAACAATAAGAAAAAATCTTCTTTTAAATTACCTGTAGGTATTGTAGTACCAACAAAATTCCATCCCATCTTGTCTGCAACTTCTTCAGCTTTACTGTAATCATATGAGTCATGTAAATCAGTTTTGAATGAGTAAGCAGTAACTTTCTTACCCAGTCTGTGTGCTGAAAAACCAACGCTGATACTGTCCACACCACCTGACAACAACAACGCAACTTCGTTGTCTGGAACATTGTCATGTATATGTTGTGTCAGTATTTGATCAATCTCCATATGCATTACCAAAACCTAATGGCTCATCCTGAACTTTGGTATAACTGAGATCATAGACCTTCTTGCCATTTGACCTTCGTGGCTCTACGCCTCTTTCATGCAATATTCTATTTGCATCTTTAAAGTCTGGCATCCTTGGGTTACTAATACCTAAATCTCTCAAGAACTTCGTCATTTGTACTGGAGAAGTAATCTTCGATTCAAAATTGACATGTTCTAAAACTAAATCCTCTACTGTGGACTGGGTTCTATACCCTTCGTTGCTGTCCTGTAGTAAATTTCTTTCATCTGGGGATAAGA